ATCAGTCGTAACTGTGAGATCGTGGACTACAACAAGGCTTGGTAATATGGAATTTACAAAAGGTATATTTACAGTTATAAAAAATAAGATGGACGACAGTGNAGTTTTGGCATTGATCTATACTGTAGGACATGTTATAATAGCAATGAATGTTGTNTACTGGATGACCGGTGCAAGTATATGGGAGGCTGGTACTGTAGCATTAGTCGAACCTTGTATAAATGGTGTTTGGTTTTATATACTACACAGAATGTGGACAAAATACAATGAGCGAAAAACTTAGTATAGCAAATGAAATGCGTTGTCTGGATAGCAAGGACCGCAACTTCTATGACAGTCTTACAGATGAAGAACGTAAAAAGTATTCAAACTTTCTTATGATACGTTGGAGTAGTGCAGTACAAGGACCTGCAGAACTACAAGAATACTATCTGGTTGCGTGTAACGAAAGACTTAACAAGCATTTCTTTGATATCAACAAGCATCAAAAATTACAATGGTTGTGTGCTACAAGTATTTCACCAGGCATGGGATCGCACAGACATCAATGGATCTCACCAAAGAAGAAAGAAAAAGGCAACAACGAAGGCAAAAAAATACTGATGGAACTGTTTCCTGCAATGAAAGCAGATGAGATAGAACTACTAAGCAAACTTATGACAAACAAAGAACTAAAGGAACACATGCGTGACAGCGGAGCCGCAGACAAAAAGTGAAATGTATAAATGCAAGTACTGTGAACGTGAGTTTAGAAAAGAAAGCACACTGGCAGTACATCTCTGTGAGCAAAAACGCAGATACCAAGAAGAGAAGGAAGTGGGTGTACAGATTGGGTTGCAAAGTTATTTAAAATTCTACACTATGACACAAGGCAGTGCAAAACTTAAAACATATGCTGACTTTGCCACATCACCATACTATAAAGCATTTGTAAAATTTGGCAGACACTGTGTTGGGATAAATGCTATAAACGTACCAAAGTTTGTAGAGTATGTGATCAAAGAAAACAAGAAACTAGATCACTGGTGTAAGGAAGTAGTATATGATGAATACTTGCGTCAATACATCCAACGAGAAGCACTTACTGACGCACTACAACGTGGCATAGAATACAGTATAAAGTGGAGCGAAAAAACAGGACACCCTGCACAAGACTTCTTACGTTATGGAAATGATAATGCCGTTGCCTTCGCTATAAGTACAGGACGTATATCACCTTGGTTGGTATTTAACTGTGAATCAGGACAAGCATACTTGGCAGACATGAATGCAGATCAAACAAAAATAGTATGGCCATGGATTGATCCAGACTTTTGGACTAAGAAGTTTAAAGATTATCCAGCAGATCAGGCATACTGTGAAGAAATACTTAAACAAGCAGGATGGTAAAATGCCTTTCTATACTGAAAAAATAACCATTACACTACCCGAGGAGAAGAAAATGGGACTAACAAGACCAAAGATACAACAGATGGAAAAGAAGCCTAAACTAAAAGACAATGATTTTATACTTGGCATAATCAAAAGTGTTATACGTCTAAGTGCATGTTACATGCTTTTTATAGGAAACATTGAAATGGCCGCAGTAACTTTTGCTATTGGTGAATTTGCTGGCATAGGTAAAAGACTTATATAATGAGTGCTGATGTAGACATAGACTTTGCTGACAGGCAACACATAATGAATTTGATTCAACACACTCCTGCTAGACAAAATGCAGAAGGAAGAAAGCATAACAGTGGCGTCTATGTAACTCCAATACCAGTTGATGCGCCAAATGGTTGTGCTAGTATTGATTATGAGTATGCTGAACAACGTGGATATTTCAAACTAGATTTGCTTAATCAAAGTGTGTATACACTAATACGTGATCAGACACACTATGACAGCATGTTGGCACAAGAACCCAAATGGCATAGATTACAAGATAAAAGTTTTTGTGAACGTATAGTGCATATAGGCAATTATCACGATTTGCAAGTAGCAATGCAACCTAACTCAATAGCTCGTATGGCAGCGTTTATAAGCATTATACGTCCAGGAAAAGCACACCTACAACGTAAACCATGGACAGAAGTATTTGAAACTGTTTGGGATGGAGATGATACTAGCGGATTTGTATTTAAGAAGTCGCATGCTGTGAGTTATGCACGTCTAGTTGCACTACATATTAATCTACTTTGCGGACAAGTGTAATACTTCTACGTTTAATCTTTTTACGTGAGAGTTCTTGTAAACTAGTAGCAGGTCCTAATACAATATCTAAATCTTTGTTGATAAACGTTTTTAGATAAGGTTTAAACTGATCCCAATCGTGTTTGAGAAAGATGTTAATGGGTATACTACGATTGCTCTCCCACCACCACTGATTTGCTAGTTCTAAAAAGTCTCGTTTGATATGTGCTTCAACGATACTTCCAAAGTCATAGATTGTTGTTATTTGGTCATCTCTATTTTGTATGACCCCAACATATTCATTACCTGCATACGTACAGAAAGTAATAAACGGATACTTTTCAGCAATTTTTTCGAATAGCTCTATGCCCATAAATACCTAGTAATTGGAGTTAAATTAATGTATTCTACACCCGTCTATTTATATCAGCAAAAGCAGCAGGTACTATTACCTNCTACTGACGGTTCTTACTTTACGAGGAGATGGCAACCAGTGTATGCTAAAAAATTAAAGGTCAACAGAGGAGTTGACAATGTCATATTGTTTGAATTTATCAATCAAGATCAAAAACCTGTAAACATAACCGGTAGTACAATAACCTATAGGATGATGAGTACAGACGGCGATGTACTATTAATAGCAAAAGATCTCGTCACATTAAGTGCGGCCTTTGGGAGAGCTAAAGTCACACTTACAACTGCTGAACTTGATCTCATAGAAGAACAAACTGCAACATGGAGTCTAGAACGAGCAAGTGGCGACTTGCATGAAGCAGTATACACAGATGCTTATAGTGCCGGCAGAGGACAAGTTGAAGTGGTAGACAGTGTATATCCAGATTATGTTGAAAGTCAAATTATGCTTTTACCTGAACCAAAAGTACAACCTAAACAGAGCAACGGCAATAGAAACAACACAACTGCTGTTTACACTGCTGAAAACACATTAACAACAATGCAACTGGATTTTGATAACTTTAGTGGCAATGTAAAAGTACAAGCAAGTGAGAACCAAATTGGTCCAGACTGGTATGATGTAGGATCACAGATCGAGTATACAAATCAAAAAACAAGAACATACATAAACGTTGATGGAAGACACAACTGGCTACGTTTACAAGTTAATCAGTATGGTGTTGCTGGTAATGCAGTGACAACTGTTTCAGATGGAGCAGTAAGCACAATTAGTTTTGGTAATGGAACAGTAGGCAGTGAATGGTATGGTCCTGGTAACCCGCGAGTAATACTCGAAGGACTAGGTTCAGGTGCTACTGCAACGGCTACAGTAAACGGCGGAGCAATTAACACTATTACACTTACCAGTGGCGGACAAGGATACATAACAGCACCTACTGTTAAAATTGACAATGGGGAAATAACGCAAATCCTTTACCGTTAGGAGAATACTTGCCTATAAAACGTTTAATAGCCGTTGGATGCAGTTGGACATATGGTACCGAACTGCATGAAAAAAATAGATTAACAAAAAATTATTCGGCGCTTGTTGCAAAGCATTATGGTTTGCAATTAGATAACTGCGGCTTTCCGGGAGCAAGTCTCGAAAGTATGCGATCTGTACTGCATTGGCATCTTAAAAATACTACTGATTTAGCCGAAACACTTTGGCTAGTCGGACTTACAGATAGCACACGTAAGAGTTGGTACAATGCAATAGGTAAAGACTCAGAGTACAATTTTAATTTTAACCAACCAGAAAGACCATGGAATAATCATGTACATAGTATATGGCTCAAGAATCATGATTCAAATATTAATCCGTCTTGGTACACACTAAACAAACTATGGACTGCAAACTGTTATAGTACAGAATGGGCTGAACAAAATTATTGGGAAACTATAACTGCATTTGAAAGTATCAAATATTCGCATAATTCTAAAGTTGTGCAGTTTAATTGTATGAGAAATCCTTACAAAAATGCAAACGTAATTAACACTGATAGTAGTTTTAGGCAGATGCTGAATAAACAACATTTTGCTAGTGGTAAACATCCAAACGAGATTGGACATGAAATTATATCTAAACACTTGATTAATCATATAGATTGTGCTAATATACTAGCATAATGATCGATCTATTAAGTTACATTCCGCAGAAGCGTAAACATACAAGTTCTGGTTGGGTATCCTTTAATGCACCATGTTGTGTACACAAAGGAGAATCGCAGGACAAACGTAGTCGTGGTGGTATAAAACAAGCAGAAGATGATTGGAGTTATCACTGCTTCAACTGTGGCTTTACTGCAAGTTTTACTGCAGGGCGTAGTGTTGGTTATAAAGCACGTAAGTTGTTAGAGTGGATCGGTGTAGACAGTACTGATATTGAACGCCTTAACTTGGAAAGTTTAAAACGTAAAAGTTTGTTAGACTTAACTACAGAACGTAATACTATTAAGCAAAAGCAGATTAATTTTGATGAAACAGAAATACCAGCAGGCGTTGAACGTATAGATGAGAACAACAAACTACACTTTCACTATGTTGACTATTTAAAACAACGTGGTATAGTATTTGGTTATCCGTTTTTAGTAGATAAAAAACGCGGCCCAAGAGATAGNATNGTTGTNCCATANACATACAAGAACAGGATAGTAGGACATACTTCACGTTACTTGGATGGTCGTACACCAAAGTTT